TTATCGCTGGGAACTGGCCACCTCGGCCAGGCCTGGGTTGAAGTCCTTGTCCTGGGCTCCAGCATAAACCGCAATTGCATGAAACATGTCCAAGAGCACTTCCTGGTCGCATTTGTCCAGGGCTTTTTCCAGGTTTAGCCTTTCCAGGGCAAAGAGGGCCAGGGGCGCATACTGGGGATTATTTTCGAGAACTTTCAACAGCTCTCCCACCGCGCCTTTCAGAGTCCCTTTCTGTACCGCTTGCCAGGCTTTTAGCGCCCCGGCCTTTATTTGTGGCCTGAACTCGGGCTTTGCGGTGAGCAGCGCCGCAAACCCCAGTTCCACCAGGTCCTTCCCCTGAGGCATAAAACCGCATTGCCAGACAAAGCTGTTTTCGCAACCCGCCGGGGCTTTGACCGGAGTGGCCGCACATCCGCCCAGGCACATGACCATGAGCACCACCATTAAACTCTTCATCATGTTATCCCGTTCCCTTCCCGTTCCCAATTACCTTACGACCCGGCCCTCGGAGCTGTGGGAGTGGCTGTTCAACGCCCCCCAGAGATCTTCCTTTTCTTTTCGGAACTCCGAGCGTCCCACAAACCGGTCAGCCAGGCCGGCTTGGCAATGAAAGGTGGCATCATGGAGTTGGTCCAATTTCTTTTCCAGGCGCACCAGCATCCGCCATAACAGGGACCCGCTTAGGCCAGCGAAAACTCCGAGGAGGGCCAGCACCGCGCCCAGGTGTTCCGCCAGGTCTCGGTATTGCATCTTATTCGCCGGCTTTGGCTACCCCGGCCCGCAACGCCGCCAGGCCCAGGGAGCCGGCCAGACTTAACAGCAACTCGAATTGGTCTTGCTCCAGCCATCCCATCCCCCGGGCGAAAGCCCCCAGGGCCATGATGGCCGCAATAATGTAAGTCTTTTTGCCGTTGAGCATTGCTTTCCTCCAGTCCTTGGCGCCTGGGCGCCTCTGCCTGAACCGCAGATACCCTAAAAGAAGTAAGTGGCCGTCAAAATCCCGTTTTGATCTCCACTCCGGATAGCCCGGAACTGATTCACCGCCTGAGCCCCGATCAGCAGGAACGTATCCCCGCTGACCATGGAGTGACCCGTGGTCGGCGTGGGCGGGCTCACCCCGTCAATCCGGAACCGGATGTCCCCCCCTTCCAGGGACAGCAAGGCCGCTTGCGCAGTCATGCCAGCATAAGTGCCGGTCGTGGGTTTTATTTTGCCCCGGGCGAAATAGGTGGAACTGTCGCTCACCGTGAGAACCTCAAAATTCCCCGGAACGCTGCTGTTGGTTTGAATCGCAATGCCGCCGAACCAGCTCATGTTGACTCCTTTTGTAATAAGGGGCGCTCAGCCGGCCGCCCCCTTTCTTCCGCAAAGCTACGCCAGCTCAGGCACCACCAAAAGGTCCGCCGAACCCTGCCAGATATTGGACTTGGAGCCGCCCGCAGTATCAGACCCGATGACGAATTGCGCGTTCAGGATCTCCCGGGCCTTCCCTTCCAGGGCCGGGGGCACGATCAACAAGGTCGGCCTGATTCCCAGCGGTCGCCCGTCCGCGTTGGTCATGGACATCATCGCAGACCGGGCGGAACTATAATTGGTGGCGTTCAATTCTTGGGTGGAACAATACGCCAGCTGCCAGAGCCCGTAGGCCGCAGCTCCCCGGTAATCCACGCCATACCGGAATTTTTTGTGCAGGAAGACATGCTCGTCATCCGGCCGGTCCATCCTCACCAGTTGCACTCCCCGCCGCAATTGAAAAATAAACGGCTTGATTGCCCGGCTTTTGTCAATAAGGTACCAGGCAGTGCCGCTGCCGCTGTCAAAATTGGACACCGCCTTGCTCCCCACCGGGTGATCAACCGCGAAGAAATTCTTGCCGTCATAACAGGCCGAACTCGTCCCCCCTTTCAGCAGGTCCGCGATGAGCCTTTCCGGATGCCGTTTGACTTCCTCGGCCAAGGCGGCGATAATCGGGTTGTAGAGCCCCAACTGCTCGTCTTCCACGTCGTTGCGCTCAATTTCAATGGTGGCTTCCCAATCCTTGGTCTCCACCTGATAGGCTTTGGGTTCCAATGAATTGATTTGCCGATCTCCGATCCATTCCCGCACTGTCGGGAAATCCAGGAGAAATTTGTAATCCAGGATCCTGGTATTGGCCGGCACCGTCATGGCCACCTGTTCATGCCATGTCTCCGTGGCTTGAAAGGCGTTGTTGAACACCGCACTGAAAGCGGTATAGACCCTGGCCAGAGCATCCGCGTTGATGATCATCGGTTCCATCCTCCATGATTATCTGTTGATATCGACCCAGCCCTTGGTATCAGACACATACTTCATCAGGATCCCGACCCGGATGTCATTGTTGGGGCCGGAGGCGTCGTCGATCGTGTGGTCGTCGACGATATACATGGCGCTCCCTACCATGGCCTGGGTGATGCTGAGGGCGTCGAACTCGAAAACCCCGCTCCTTCTCAGCCGCACTTTTTTGGCGCCGTTGGCGCCGGTCGTGTTGTCAGCCTGCTCCAGGGCCACCCCCAGGAACTTCAGTCCCACCGTATCCGCCGCCGGGACCGCATAACCATTGGTGTTGGCGCACACCAGGCTGCCGGCGTAAATTTTGGTGTTGGCCGCCACCGGCACTTCGATTTCAATTCCGTCCCGGTACGGCGTGGCCCGATCCTTGGTTAAAGCTGCCATCTTTTTTCACCTCCGCCTTATTTGGCTTGAGCCATTGTGGCCTTAGCCTGTAAATATGCTTCCGGGGTAAGGTTCATGGCCCGGCATACTGCCAGTTCCTCCGGGGTCAAACCCTGATGCTTCCGGTGTCGAGCCTCCCCCAGGTTCAGCCGCTCGCCCACGGGTATCACCTTGGGTGCCTTGTCCACATATATCTTGAAGCTTTCCGGATCCTTGCGGCAGTAAGACATGGCCCACTCTCTCTGAGCCGGAGTGATTTTCCCGGCCATTATGGCATCGTCAACCGCTCGGACCGTGGCTTCCTCGATCAGACGGGCCCTCAGGGACGCCAATTCTTCTTGCAAGGTCTCAACCTGGGCCCTCTCAACCTTCAGGGCTTCCAGACTCCCTTTCACTTGGGAGGCCGTGGCCCCCTCGGGCAACCCCAGGCTTTGCGCCAGATCCCGGAAAAGCTCCACCGACTTCTCCCACAGGATGATTTCCGGGGTCTCGGGCCCCAAACCATAACGGGCCTTGAGTTCCTCCACCAAAGCCGCATCTCCCCCGCAAGCCGTCACGCTGTTGGTTTCCAAGTGGCCTGTTCCCTCCTTGACCTTAAGGGTCAGGTGACCCCGACCGGCGCTGGTCAGCGGTTCCCCGCCCCATTTGGCCACCAGCGGACTTAAACCCTGGATCGCCGGAATGTTGGTCAGGGCCACATTCATGAGTTCCTGAGGCCGGCGGGTCTCCGGGTCGATGCGCAGCACCGGGGAGAAATAGCGGTATTCCCGCCGCTTCAGATATTCCTCCGCCTGACCCGTCCACTCCACTTTGGCCCACAGGCCGTCCTCCCGGACTTCCAGGGCCTTGATCCAGCCCGCCGCCGGCGCTTGGCCTCCCTTCAACGACTGGTGCTCATAGTCGATGACCAAGTCGGTCCCCCGTTCCCCAAAAGCCTTTACCATTGCGGCCAGGGATTCGGGGTCCACCTCGAAGGGAGGACGCCCGTCTACCAGATTCACTTGCCCCAAGGGCAGGAGTCTCAGCCAGTCAGGCAACTCCGCCATCTCCAATGTCAGCCGTACTTCTTTTCCCATGGTGTTCTTTCCGGTCATTCTCCCTCCCCCCCTCCGCTTGCGCCGGGAGAAGCTTCTTTTCTTGGCGCCTTGACGCCTTTGCGTGTGGCGAGACTGTTCACGATTGCCTCCCTTTTTCCTGTTCTGAAATTGGTCGGTGGCGCAAATGTCCCCACCTGTGTCAGCGCAGGCTGAAGCCTGCGGCTACAGAACCGCAAGGGGCGGCTCTGAATTTGCATAGTTTTGGGTGTGCTCCGGAATCTGAGCGGCTCGTTTCCAAGCTCCGGCTGGGAACGCCATAAGCTAAGAAGCTCCGGCTTCTTTGCCCCTTTCCTCCTGCTTACGGGGCAAGAGGTTTACCCCTTGCGCCTTTGGGCGCGGCAACACCGCCTCTCCCTCCCGGGCCGGCGGAATCCCAAAGCGCTCCCCCACATGCTCCAGCGACAGGGGCATCCCCATGTCGGCCAGGTTGCGGTAAACCTCGGATAAGGTCTTGAGATCCTCCCCTTCCTCGTAGCGGAAGCGGAACCACGGTATGGGCTTGTCCCAGCCGAAATTGAAACCCACCAGCGGCCGCAGCAGCTGCTCACGTAGGGTCTGCCCCAGGGCCTGAGCATCGGCCTCCACCAAATCGCTCCGGACCTGGGCGTGCACCCTGGCCGCGGCATAGGACCCCGTTCCCCCCGACGTATCTGTGGTCAGGGTCTGCCCCAGAACCGCCTTGGACATTTCCCGGTTGCAAAAATCCGCCAGCACTTCGAACGGATTGGTGTTGCCGGACAGCCGGTTGGTGGCCTCCACAAACTCGATCTCGGTATTCTTGCTGATAATTCCCGCCGCATCAGTCCCCAGGCTGCGTACCGCCCGGATCAGGGCCTCCCGGTCCGCGGGAGTCGATGCCGGGTCATATTTGCCGAGCCGCAGCGGCATCCCGAAGACTTCGTTGAAGGCCGCCCAATCCTTCATGCTGTAATTCTTGAGCAGGTACATGTAACCCACCACCCGGAGCACCCCGGCCCGGCTGTCATGTCCGCTTTTGGCCTTGTACCGGTGATAGATGGCCTTCCAGGGAGAGAAGGGGACTCCCTCCCAGGGTCCGTCCGGGGCCGCCAGGCGCGGCGCCAGATCGCTCACAAAAGTCACTTTTTTCTGGGGCACCCATCTGAGCTCCTCGACCCAGGCCCGCCTCGGTTCCAGTCCCCACATGACTTCCACGAGCGCGAAGCCCTTGCCGATGGCATCCAGCAAATCGAGGAAAGCACTCTCCAGATCCGGGATGTTGAAAACCATCTCCCCGATAACGTCGGCAATATGGCGGTCCTCCGCAGTGTCAGCGTAGGGCAGCACCTCGTAATCCAGACTCAGCACCGCCAGCTTGCGGGTCTGGAGCAGTGAGGCCAGGTGGGCGTCTTTCTCCTCCATCTCCTCAAACAGCTCCATCTGGCGCCGCACCGCCCCCTGATCCGCCTCCTGGAAAATGGCCCCCAGTCCCCCGGGAGTCAGCCCCACGCTCGGGTAGGAACTCCAGCGGTCCTGAAGACTCACCGCGGCCAATTCCCTTGTGTCCGGCTTGGCTTCCGGCGTAATCCACCTGCCCAGAAATTTTTTCAATCCCATGCCTTCCTCTTTGCGCCTTGGCGTTTTTTAAAATGCCCCCCGCCCCCCGAAGGCCCGCGTTTTTACGGACTCATATCTTTCCGATTTTCCTGCCGTGACCGTCTGAGCCAACTGCACCGCCCCGGCCAGGGCATCGGGGCCGTCATCATGGAGGGTGCGGGAGGGAAAGTACATCAGCTGTTCAATGAGCCTTTCCTGGTCGGAATGACCGCGAATGAAGCGGATTTTGCCGCGCTCGAACAGCGGTGCCAACACGGCCACCCGGGTTTCCTTGGCAAGCCGGTGGGTCACTCCCTTAACCGGCAGGAACACCCCCAGTTCCCGGGCCACCCGATCGAATTCTTTCAGGAGCAGGCGTTGAAACAGATTGTCTTCCACCCCCAGCAGGTGGTACGGCCGTTCCCGGTGCCGGTTGAACACCGCCCTCAACGTCTGTTCCAGGGTCGTTTTCTGGATGAACGCGTCCAGGACATAAAACACTGTCTCCGCCGGGCAATAACCCACCGTCACCACCGCCTTATAATCCGCGCTTCCCCCTGATTCCAACGACGGGTCGAAAAAGCCCGCTACCACCAAGTCCTTGTCCTTCAGGCTGTCCGGATGGTAATAGTGCAGCCATTCCTCCCGGAAAAAACCGCCGATGGGCGTGGGTTCATTCATTTTTTCCCGGTTGAAGGCCACCGTGCCCATAAGCTGTTTCTGCAGGTTCAGACGGGGGGTCGGGTGCCGTGCTTCCCACAGGGAAGTGCCATCCTCCTTGAGAGCCCGATAAACCCGCCGGCGAAAATGACGGTAAGGCTCCTCCTGGCTGGTCAGCATCAAATGCAACGCGCTGCGCTGCCTCAGAATAGTGCCGATGATCATGAGGGTCCCGTTGGCCTCCAGGGCCGGGTACACTGCGGACTTAACCCAGTCCAAAATCTGATTCACGATCTCGGGGTTGCGGACGTTTACGTCATTTTCCAGGTCATCCAGAACCACCAGATCAGGCCGGTACTGCCGATGCTTCAATCCCCGCAGCCGCTGCCCCCGGCCCCTCGCCTTCACCCGCACGTTGTTGGCCGTGGTGAAGTCGTCCACCGGCTTGTTGGCCCGCACCAGCTCTCCGAAGTCTTGGTGGAGCCGCCCATTGTAAAGCAGCTCCATATACAGGTAGCCGGTAAGGTCGCTGGCCAAGTCCTCGGTATCGCTGCCGATGATGATGAAATGACGTTTCCCGAAACAGATCTGGTGCAGCACATACCCGAAGGAACACACCGTGCTTTTGGCAAATTCCCGGGGCGCCGCCACCACTGCCGGAGTCACCACCTCACCCCGATCCTCCAGCAACCGGATCAGTTCATAGTGAAAAGGAGCCGGGGCGTGGGAAAAATAATGGGGTAAATAGGTCCGGCAAAAGAACAACGGGTCAGCCTCCGCCTTCCTGAGGCGTTGTTCCCGTTTGTCCCGGGTGTCCTCCCAAAATGGCGTCACCTCCATGGACAGCCGCATCAGGATTCGATCCGCTTTTTGCCGGAACGCACTCTTGGTCAGTTTCTTGTTAAGGTTCATTCCCAAGGTCCTTTACCCTCTTGCCTCGTCATCTTCTTCCAGGACGCGGAAAAACTCCTGCATCCATTGGGAAAATCTCTTAATCTCCTCCGGATCCTTCACCCAGTTGCGGACGAATTCGCTGAACCGGTCCATAACTTCCAGGGCCGCTGCTCTCAGATCCCAGCCGCTGTTGGTCAATCGGTCAATCAGCGTGACGATCTTGGTCAGTTCCTCCAGTTCCTGCGGCTTAAGGTCCCCCTTGGCCAGAATCTTCCCGGTTTTTTCCCGAAGCACCCCCCGGAGGGCTTCCCCCAGCCAGCGGGGCGACACCAGGGCATGGCGCCTTTTTTCCTCCCAACGGCCCTCCTTATGCCAGCGTTTCAGAGTCTGGAGGGTCACCGGGAACATCTTCTGCAGCTCCTCCAGGTCTTTGCCGGCCAGGTAAAGAGACTGCACTTCCTCGAAATAGTATTGCCGCTTGCTCCGCCCGGTCTTGTATCGTTGCGTCAT